TTCTCATTGAGTCGAGAGACTCCGTCGAGTACTCAGAACAAAACGGGCACTTAAACGAACTTTGACCATGCATACACTCATCTTAGAGTAACGCACGGTCAAAGTACAGCGTTAAGTAGTTAAGAATTGCAGAATCAAATCGGAGTGTGAGCTTGATTTCAGCGGGATCACCAGTGTTATAATCGAGCTCTCCGAACTCTGCCTTTGTGATCATGGTACCTTTAATGGTCCACTTCTCGACGACAGTACCAATAGGATCGAGCATCTTCAGCTCAACATCTCTCTTGTAAAAGTCGGCATAACCCGTTCTACCAGAGATTGTCTCGTGGTGAAGTCTGATCCACTCCATTACCTGCTGCGCACCTGCTGGCGCAATTGCATCGAGCAATACGACGTTGATGGGATCGTACTTTGCAATACCAGTCAGATACCTGCGGCTATTGATCCAGGGAATCTCAACCTCTCCGAGGTCCATTGACGGTCTCTGAGCAGACTTCAAAAGATACGCGTCGATTCCCTCGATAGCGAGTATCCACCTGTGCTTGCGTTTTGGTTCAAAACGCTGTGGGAGCATTGAACCAATATCGAGTGTTTCAGCCATGTCTTCTATTCTCTATGTATCTGTCTAATTCAACTTCGTTCGATACAACGAAGTCAATGGAAACAAATTCGATCGTCTTCTTTGGCTTCACAACGATAACTCCACGGATTGTGTTGTTATCAATGTCTGCCTGTGTTGTTGTTGTCGTGTCGATTACAACTCTGTAACCGTCAAGACCCTTGAGCTGCTTGATTCTTTCAAGCCTAGGCGTCACAGCTGCCTGGAAAGCTGCAAGAGTTGCAGGCAGGTTTGGCTCGAACTGGAAGTTCCTTGAGATGAGTCGTACCTCTCTACGGAGAGAGATCAGGAGTCTTCTCACGTTCACTCTGTCAAGCGATGATGCGACTGCGTAGAGCGTCTTCTGACCCCACACTGTGACACCACCTGTTGGCTGCAAGTCCTGTAGCTTATCTCCTGGGAATGCCACAAGTGGATTTACATTGGCGTCATAGAGCAGGTCCATGTTGTCTTTTGAGAGCAGCACAGATGCTTCTTGAGCCGATGGAAGCTTTCCACGTGCAAAGCCGGCTGGAGCAAACCATGGGTGACCGAGCTTGTCGTTGAGAGCAAACGCTCCGAGAACGACAACTGATGGAGGAACCCTGAGAGCCGTCTTTGTGTTCGGATCGATCGTCACAACATCTGGGAAGTATGCCGATGCGAATGATGTGTTCAGAGCTCTGTCTGATAGAGCAGAGACAGTGTTTGTAACGGACACCTTCTGCGAGCTACCAGTTACGACAGTGTTTGTGCCGTCTCTCTCCTCGAGATCCATGATGAGTAGTGCATCGAATCTCGATGTTGTTGCCTGGATCGCAGTGTCGGTCACAACAGAGTGTCTGATACCTGGCAGAGCGAGCAGCTGGATATCGACATCGGACGTGTTCTGCATGATTTCGATTGCCTTCAAGTAAGACTTGACAGCAGGACCATTGTTTGTGCCACGACCTGCAACAGAGTCCATATCTTGCGTTACGGCTGTGTTGTTGATCTCTGACTCATCACGGTTGAAGATATTGACACCATCAAATCCTCCCTGCATGAACAGAGAGAATTTTGCAAACTTGCGGTTTGCCTGTACAGCGTCTTCGATTCTCCACGCACGAGTTTTTGCAGAATCGTCTGCAGTGATTGTTCCTGCACGAACGTAAGCTGCATTCGCCCATTTCTGTGGGTCTGCAAGACCTGACGATCCCGTTACGACCCTGATATTTTCGAGTGAAAATGCAGCACGCTCGAAACGATCCGCAGAGAGGATACCGTTTGCGGCAGTATCTGCTTCGTTCTCGTTGTCTCCAACCCAAACGTTTGCTACTCCGACACCGTGAAGTGGGAAGTGCTTTGCGTGAGCAGGAATCGAGAAGTTTCTCTTTACGCTCGAGTTTGGCTGACTTGCATCTGTAACATGCTCGAACTGTACGCCCCAGTAAAACTGAGACTGCGCAGCGATCTTGTTTCCAGATCCGATTGCAATACTGTTCCTGAATGGAACTGGCGGAGTAACTGCACGTTTCAGAGCATCTGGGTGTGCCCCGGAGATCTGATTTGATGTTCCAGTTGCGAGAGGTACAGAACCGGAAGTCAGAAGGTGGAAGTATCCTCTCACACCGACTGGAAGTGCGCTTGAGTCGACATCTCCGGACTCAACAGAGTCTGACATTTCAACTCTGATGTAGTTCGACTTGTTCTCGTAGTTACCCTCGACTGTAAGTTTCTGCTTTGAAGAAGACTTGTCAAAGTCGAAGTAAACGTTCAGATCTCCGATGATCTTTGCAACGTACCGATCAGACTGCGGATCGAGATTCAATCCACGGAACTGCTCGAGAGTGCGTTGCTCAGTATCGCGATCTGCGATTTCTCTGATCACAACATCAAAATTTCCATATGCGTTTGATGGATCTGATGAGAGCACAATGTTCTCGACAGAGATCTTGATCTTGTCTGAGATCGAAGCTCCTGAATCAATCGCATGGAATCTGAAGAGATTCTGTGGAGAACCTCCGAACTTTTGCGATGTGACCCAAGGAGTCTTTGCATGAGTGAATCTGTCCTCGAATCCTTCGTAATCGGGTGCAGTTGATGTTGCAACGTGTCTAGCTTGAGAACCTGTCAAAATGAACGCAGAGAACTCGCTGCCTGGCTTGTTGTTCAGAGTTGCACCTGAACCGCTGGCTGCCGCGACCAATCCTGTACCAGTTACGGCAGCCAGCGTTGGATAGATATCCCAAGCTGTATAGAGGTAATGGCCAGCCTTCTGCAACTTATAAGGGTCTCTGTTGAGAGCAGTACCGAAGTAGTTCACAGCCGTCATATCGAATGACGCAGTGATTACATTTGGGTTCTGCGCATCTAGGCCCTTGTGACCGTTTAGAAGAAGAACGAACTCTTGCTTCGATGAACCGCCCTGAGAGAGTACGACAGTTCCGAGGTGAGATCCCTGACCAGATCCCTCGATCGCAGCCGTAGTGCTGGAAGGAGCGGCGGACGATTGACCTGATGAAGCAGAGAGTCGGCCGATTACTCCAGAAGCAAACATCAGAACACCGCGGATAACGGGAACTGCTGTATTAACTCCTGGCGTAACCCCGCCGACTCCCTGCAATCCTGTGTCAGAGAAGACTGTTGAACCAGCCGATTCTGACATGAAGCATCCGAGGAATGCCGCTCTACCGAGAGGTCCATTTGCATTTGCATATGGATTTGCTTCGATAATGCCGCTATCGTCATTTGGTTGCTTCTCTCCAACCACAAATCCAGCAGCTGAAACGCTACCATCATCTGCGCGTTTCTCCCCAGTACCGATTCCCAGTACTCTGAGGAATGTGACAGAGTTTGCATTCGCCAACCACTCACGTACAGCGAGAGGTCCGAATTTCTTACCGTCTGACTTTCCGAACTTTGATTCGAAGTCTTTGACAATGCCAACAGTCGTTGGCACGTAAGCCCTGCCTCTGACAGATGTGCCGATCACACCAGCCGGAATACCGGTTGGCTGTACAGTGACCGGTCCTGTCAGATCTATTTCTTTTGCCGTTACGCCGGCGCTGCCGAACTTGAGCTGTGCCATTTCTTGTCTTAAGTAGTGGGTTGTATTATTCAAACGAATTCGAGTCCTGAGTTCGTGATGACAAAGTCGATCGCAATGAATTCCGAAGATTTCACCGGTACGATTCTAACAGAACCGTTCGCCTTGTTGAGATCAATGTCCTCACTTGTGTTGTTTGTTTCGTCCATAATGATTCTGAACGCCTTGATGCCAGACCTCAGCTGAATGAGTCCAAGCTCTGCAGAGGCCTTGCCCTTGAACTGATCCCAGTAAGCAGGATCGCTCTGTTCGAAGACTATTCCGCCCGCTGCGCGGGATACTACTCTTCTAACCTCAAGCATCATTCTACGTACGTTTACGCGATCTAGATCAGAAGCCCTGAGCTGAAGAGTCTTCTGTCCGTATACAACATATCCCACGTTCGGGAATGAAGCGATTGGGTTAATACGCGCATCTTGCAGACGGTTACGATCCGAGGTGTTCAGTCTCACTGCTGTGTTCGTGACAAAATCAAGAGCAGCACGATTGAATCCTGCCGGCGCAAACCATGGGTGAGCCAGCTTATCGTTGAGAGCAAGAGCTGCGTATGCAGCGACAGACGCTGGCAGTTTCACTCTGCGCTTTGCTTTGCGATCGTCAATGGTAACATCTGGGAAGTACGCAGCCGAGTAGTTGTTATCGAGTGCGCGTGAGTCGAATGCCTTTGCTGTCTCATCGACGTCAGGCTTTGTAGAGGAGTCATCGAACACTCTTACGCCGTCCTCATCGTAAGATGGGATGTCAATGACAGCCATTGCAAGTGCATAGTCCTTCGTGTACTGAAGGATCTTGTCTGTAACATATGGCTCTCTGATTCCAGGTACTGCAATCAGATTTGCGTTTGCTTGCATTGGATCTGTAGCAAGCTTGACCGCTGTAATGTATGACTGTACCGTTGCGTTGTCAGCTCCAACTCCTGAGCAGTTGTATGCAAGGCCAGGTGATACGAAGTTCGCCTCTGCTCCACCGCCTGATTCGAATGATGACGATTTATCATTCATTCTTCTTGCGTTCTTGTCGAGCAAGTTTGTACCATCCCATCCACCAGAGAGCATGAATGTGAACTTTGCGAACGGAGCGAATCTGTTGTACTCAACAGAAGACGTCATCGCCGCAAGCGTACCGAACGTAACACGAGATCCGAGAGCACCATCATTGATGCTGTAGTCTGTCGGATTCACTACTCCATCCCTCAGATATGCAGCTCCGCGCATTGTCAGATCGACAGACGATGTCAGATCATTAACTGTCGTGATTGGAAGAGCAACTCTTGCGAGAGAGAATTTGTTATCGCAGAGCTGATCTGCGAGCGTACCTGTCACAGTAACATCGAGCTTTTCAATGCCCTCGAGTTTTGTAAGTGTACGTACGAATTCGTTTGGCTGACCACCGATATTTGGGTTGAGCGGATCAGTGTTCCTATCGAATTTCACACCCCATGAGAGTGATGCATTCGTCACCTCTGATGATCCTGGTGCACCTGGGAATGCAGCCGATGATGGACTATCACCGATTGTTACCTTGAATCTGAATGGAACTGGTGGGACAAGAGAGCCAGTCAGATCACCAACTCCAACTCCTGCCAAACGTGCAGTAGAAACACCGGTGTCTGTTGAAATGTCACTCGTCTTGAGAACAGAGTACCCTCTGAATCCAAAAGGAAGAGACTGTTGTGGTACTACACCGCGATCAACTGCATCAGATACGATAACACGGACGTACTTCGATTGATTCTTGTACTTGCCCTCTGTCATCATTCGACGCTCGGCGTCTACTGTCTCATCGAAGTTAAAGAACTTCTTACGGTCACCGATTCTCGCAGCGACGAAGTTCTCAGACAGAGGATTGAGATTGCAGTTTGGATACTGCTCGAGAACAACTTGATTGTCATCCGTGTCATCCCAAGAACGTACAAGAACCGTGAAGGTTCCGTACTGATTCGCATCATCTGAGGAACGACGCACATTCGAAATTGAAATTTTGACCTGATCGTTTCCATAGACACCATCGTCCAGGGCCTCGAACTTCATAAGATCATGTTCAATATTTCCGAATGGCTGTGAGATAATCCACGGTGACTTTGCACGAGAGTATCTCGTGTCGAAGTGACCATAGGAGTCTCTGAATACCATTCCCGTGTCGCCGCTTGTCTGAGATGTTGCACTCGAACCTGACACGATTCCAACTGTTGTCGCAGTTGCAAGTTCTGCGTCAACAGGAAAGTCAAGGTATACGAGGTGTTGTTCTTCGACGAATCTGTCAGGATTCGTATTCAGAATCTTTGTATAATAATCTCTTGATGATGGATCAAGAGATGCAGAGAAGATCCTTACGCCAGCTTGACCGTCAGTGCTTCCGAATGCAGATCCCAGCGATGATGAGATTGCTAGCTTGAAAAGGCCAGAGCTCAGTGTTGCAGCATCATCGAGCGCTGCAGTGAATGCGCCAACGGCGGACTCGTTACCATCGAGCACCCTTGCTCTCGCTCCAGAGGCGAACAGTAGCACTCCTCTTACAAGACGCCCTGTTGACGATCCGAACGAATCGTTATCCGTGAAAAGTGGATATCCGAGTGACTCGTTTGCAGTGAATGTGTGATTCGCAACGAGCATCTGTACAGAGCCCTTGTGACGTCCCTCTCCACTAGCAAGCGTGCCAGTTACTACGAATCCTGCCGATTTAACTTGCCCTGTGAGCAATGTTTTCTGAATGTCTGCAGAGAGCTGATTTGCTCCTGCACCGAGCACTCTCTCAAATGTAAGAGCCGGTCTGTACTGCAAAAACTGCTGCGCAGCATACGTTGCTGGAGCATTTTTATCGATTGGCCCGAACAAATTGACAAATTCGTCCTCGTTGCCAACCGAAACAGGCACAAACGCAGGTCCCTTAAGGGAAGTGCCAACAACAGCAGCCGGTGTACCCGTTGCTGATCGCGGACGGCGAACAGACAGGTCAATTTCCGACTCATAAAAGTCTGGTGAACGATATGAACGCTCTGTCATTTATCTCTCCGAAGTTCTCGAGATAAGTAGAACCACAGACAGCATAAAAGTACAAAACAGTTAATTCTTGTGTACAATGCTAATTACGGACCCACGGAGAGGACGGATTACAGACTCTCCCATGACTCTTTCAGTCGTTACAGTACGCACAAATTTGCCCGCAATGGTCTTTCCTGTATAAAATCCTGAGTCGATCTCAGATCCACGGTCAAAGAGTTTTCCTCTGTACGGATGATCATTTGTATCTCGTGGTTGATCTGCTAGCGCGTCGGGATCGATCTCCCTCGTCATAGGGACTCCATTGACCTCTGATGATGCACCGAATTCGACAGTAAGTTGACCTGGTACTGTGTAACTTCTTGAGCCCGGCGGTACTCCCGGAGCGGAAGACGCTATGACATATGCGGGTACTTTGAGAGAAAACTTGCACTTTATAAGTCTCTCTGATGTGATCTCAGTGCGCACAGGTTCTGGTTCGAATTTCTCGTCTGGCGTTGCTATGAACCAGTACCCATTTGGAGTTGTAATTCTGTAACCACCCTGTGGTAGTCTCGAAGAAAGGAGTTGCTCTATCAGCTGGTTCATATGTGATGTGTACTGACACCACATACTCACACTGTACTCAGCTGTATAAAACTGTGGTGATGGTATAGTAATGATCTCCCAGATGTGATCTGATTCGAACGTAGGGTCAGTAAGCAGCCTATCTGCGTCTGCTGTCTCCTGGCCGGTGCTCTGTACCTGCTCTGTAAGCTGATATGGATCGTCTGTCTGAACCGGCGATCTCGAATTTTTTTGATTTTTCAATCTTTTAGAGTTCAACCATGCTTGATATCCTGGATCGCTCCTTGATACTCTTTTTTTGATTACAAGGGCTCCAGTCATCTGATTTGTACCACGTGATGCAATGTCATCAGACTGGCTCTGCGATATTCCCGTTCTCTGTACAGAAACGAGCGGAAGCATGAGAGCTCCGTGCTTGTCTCGCACCGCACCACCGCGTTTAATAAGTGCCCAGTTCTCTCCTGATGGTACAATCACTTTTACTTTCTGGAGTGACTGCGCATCGCCAACTTGCAGATTAAGTCTGAGATTGAAGAGATCGTACACTCCACGATCTAGATCTTCTATTCCACAAGTCGGCACAGATCCCGGTGATGCTACACCATCGTATCCGGATGGAATGCCATCGCCGCCTGCTGTGTAACGAGTTGCTGTAAGATCTGCCACATATAAATTAGTCTTCACCGTAGAACGAGTGAGCAGGGTTCGAAATAGAATTTGTATCAGTTATCTTACGCGGGCCATTGAGAGGAGGATCATAAGTTCCATTCGCTATCAATTCTCTACGATCTCCGGTTTCATCACCATCAATCTCAGACTCTCCTCTCTGCTGAGAGAAGTTATTTTGTACTGCATTCTCATCTTCTGGTGACGCACCATACGATGATTGACCCAGCGCCGCTCTGAGGAATTGATCTCTTCTTGTTCGAGAACCTTTGATCTTATACCCGTCAATGTGTTCAACTTGACCATAGATCGGCTTCAGCTGTACAGTTTTCATAATCTCGTAGAATGCATCCCCATACGAGAAAAAGTCTCCGAGACCGATATTGATGTGTTTGTCTGCAAGATCTCTCGCATGCACAAGAATATCAATGACCTCAGTAACCTCTGGTCCGAACTCTGTTTGGACCATGTCATTCTCTGGTGTACCAGCTCTGACATCTATCTTGACAGGATGATCAGGTACTTTTCTGCAAGACTCTCCATAGATTCCACCGTCTGCAGATTTGGCATCATTGATCGCGTAGTACATGATGTATTGACCAATGACGTCTTTCGTGATCTCTTTTGTCCAGTCTGAGATAAGATTCTGTTCTCTTTGTGTTATGAAAAGTCTTGCCATGTCACTTCAGGAAGATTGGTTTAGAGAATGGAATGAGTCTCAGTTTGCGTAGAAGCTGTTCTGCAGTGTCTGCTTCTGTTTCTACGAGTTTTGCCTGTGTTAGTCCAGCAAGCAACTCTTTCAGTTCTGTCAGAAGCTTCTCTTTATCTTCTCTCGCGTGGCTGATTAGATTCTCACCATCGAGCTTCAGTTCAGCATCTGGAATTGGTACACTATCAAATTTCGATCGTACGTGTCCTAGCAACTCTGTGCAGAGCGCAAGAGTGAATTGCCTGATCCACTGCTTACCCGGCGCATTGATCGACGTGTAAGGAATGTTACTGAACGGCATGTTATGCGGGCCGGTGACGGATCCGGATATCGAAGAGTCTCCGTAATTTGGTGTGAGCGGATCGGTTGGGGGAGCAACACGTACCCAGAGTCTCACATTGTAGTACGGAGACACTCTATCAGGAACGGGATAGAGCTTGATATTTCCTCCCTGGAGCTGATAAGTGTAGTGAGATCTCCTGACCCTCTGCGCCTCCTCTAGCATTCCTCGTCTGAGAACGTCTTCAAAAACAGGAAGAACATAGAATACAGTCGTGTTTACGTAAGCCTCGTAATTGAACTGATTGGCGAGAAATGACTGAATGTTCGAAGTGTTTAGAAGTGATCCAAATGCCGTGGAAGGATCGTAGTGATGAATGTCGAGTACTCTCATCTTTCCCTTTTTATTGGGATCGAGAGAATCATAAACGAGAGTACCTGCTGGGTGTAGCTTAAGTTGCGAGTAGATGTTGTATGTCTGTACGCCAGATTCCAGTTCGATGTATCCCGTAATAGTCTCGTACGAACCGCCGACTCCGACTGCATCTGCATACGGCTCAGCAAGTCTCATCAAGAAATCAAGAGATGATCTTGGATACTTGTTCGTCATATCGCCGAGAGACGCGGTGGACTGTCCCAGCACATTCGTAAGCTGGGACATGATCACGTTGTTGTTGATGTGCTTTCCATACTCAAGGCATGCTTCTTCAAAACATGTCCAAATATCGCGAGATGTCAGCTCGACTGAAAGCGAAGAATCTCCAAGTTTACGTTTCACAAACGTAACCATTGAGTCAGCCTCGGACTGGAATGCCTGCTCTGAATCAAAGAATCCAAAAGCAGTTGGTCTGACTGTGTTAATGAAGTTTGCCATAATGAGTTAGATTCGATCGCTTTCTCTTGAGCATAAGCATCGTGTGGAGTCTTGCGATGACCCAGTACTCGAGTACCGTCTTTTGTGTAAAGACACCATGGCTTTCCAGACTTAGCATCTTTCTTTCTGCAGCGTTTAATGATCTCTCTCACAAGCTGCTCAATGACGTCTTCCACGCTGTTAATTAGAGATGTGAGACGTTATATCCGTGCAATCGTAGAAAACGAAATATCGAAGCTCAGCCCGCACAAGAAGGGTACGGTCGTTTCCACAACGGCTGGAGATGAATATGCTGATAAGATCAAAGACGACATCTATACGATGATCAAAACGTCTTATGCGAAGATAGGAGGAAATGCTACGATCAGCTCTCCAGACGACATCTATTCTCAGTACGACGTATCAGATGTGATTGACGTTGACGATGATCCTGAACCTGATGCGGTGATCGGCTACAAGTATGCTCATGGAAAGAAGATTGGGTACTCTGCAACGGACGGAACTCCAGCAGGCAAAGCTGCAGGAGAGCAGATGAGAGTGGATCTCATCTTGAAGCAGAATGGCTGGTGCGAAGTATCAGATGCAATTGCACACATTTCGATCAACAAACTAGGGTTTAGACCCGTTGAGAGTGAAGAAGAAGTGAGAGCTCTCCTACCAGGAAAACAAATCATCTGGCATGGAGAGCATCCCGATCCTGCAATTGCAAAGAGATTCCCGGATACTCGTGGCTGGTACACCAGAGTGATCGGCGGAGAACCTCACGTAAAGACTATAATCGGAAATCCGATTGTATTAAACATGCGATATCATTTGTCTGAATGCTCGATATCCGTATGGTATTGTCATATCGCTAACTGATGGTACAGATGGTTTTGTGTCTCTTAGATCGTGAGCGATTGATTCGGCGGAAAGGACAGCCTCAGCGACTCCAACTGGTCGTGAAATGCAAGGAATTCCCATGAGACCACACTCAGTAAGAGCTTGTGGACCTCCCTCGTACCGCGCTCCAACTGGGTAAAGATCCAGTGTTGCGTATAGCTCTCTTAGAGTTGACTGAGACGGTTTCTCAAAATATTTGTATTTGATTCCGGCCGACTCGAACCGTGAGATGATATACTGTCGTCTCCAACCAGCAAGAACGACGAACGTGTCTGTTCTCTTGAGACCTTCGATATAGTCAGCTACGAGATCAGGTCCCTTTTCAAGTTTTGGAGACCTCAGATCATTGCCCTCTGTGTCTCTTTGAAAGCTTCCAAGTACATATGCAGTCTCTGGGACGCCGTGTTTCTGTCTCATCTCTGCGCGGTTCTCAGGATACCAAATCCTGGGATTGCACCAGTACGGAATCACATATACTGGTTTTGATTTTCCTACAATTGCTCGAACTTGCTGAGCAGTATGAATGTTCGGAACATGATATGCGTGAGTGAATCGATCACGAGCTTCGAAATCATCGTATGAAGCTCGAGTCATCTTCTCAGGTACAATGTGATGCACAGTCGTAAGGACGCGTTTTGAACGCAAAAAAGCTTCAGGCACCTGTCTCCAGCACCAGTCGGCAATCAGCCACACCACATCACACTCTTGTGGATTCAGGGTCGACATGTCTGGATTGTCAGAATGCCACTCTTGACAGAATCTGTCGACAATCCAGTCTTCTTTTGGCGGCAGGAGCCATGCTTTCTTCATGATTGTCTCTAATGTAACTCGTGTCCACGCATAGAGCATCTCAGGATGCTTACGTATTTTCTTACCTTGAGCTCGCTGAAAGTGACTCGAACCAGATGATAGCTCACGCTCGTATAGAAATTTGAATCCCATGGCTCGAGCAGCAGAGAGCCATGACTCTGAGAACTCTGGAGTTGTGTTGATTGCAAACATTCCTCCTTGCTTGAGTTTCATAAGAGCATTCGCGACGGTTGGTATCACGTATTCAGATTCCCACGACTCAAGCGTTGGATAGTCTCTCCAGCACTGTCCGGGTTCGTTCCACCATAGTTCTCTGTCGAAGTACTGCGGAGACGTAAAGATAGCGTCACAAGATCCATCCTCAATCTGATCGCATTTACGTTCAGAACCCTGATGATAAACATGTGTTGAATCGCCGGGTCTCAAGATATCTTGTAGCGTGACCAGGTCTCTGTACGTCGCAGTCGCTGGTTCTGTGCAGTGATAGGTTCCCTTGGGATATGTTGCTGTGAA